ATACTAAACTTAGTTAGTCCGTGTAATGCTCCGTTAGAACCTCTTCTATCTACTGTACCAGATATATCATAGCTGTCACAACCAAAAGCGCCTAAGTGTTCATTACCAGGATATTTAGAGTCACCTTTGTCTATAACCCTGTTTTGTAGGCTTTTAGGTGGAATCCAAGTTATGTTAAATCTACCACTTTTATTTGGCATAAACATTACTCTTGTATCTTTTATACCATTCTCCCACTGAAAATTACCTTTAGTAACTAAACTACTAGATGCCATAGATTCATTGTAATCTATTTGTTGGTATATTTTAGCTAAGTTAAATAAAGACTCTTTAGCTTCGTCTCTAAATGCATGCTGCTCTGTTCTTGGAAACTGCCTGTAGAATTCATTTAAACCATCTTGGTCTTGCTTTAATCCTTCAACTTCGTTGTTCCAGTAGTCAATGACTCCTTGTGTAATAATTGTTCCATACGGATCTTTAACTGGTCTCTCTGGCGTATCGAATACAGGTAATCCATAAGCATCAATGTATCCTTCGTAATTCCATTCCATAGGTATGAACAAAGAGTATAATCCAGAAGCAGTCTGTCCGTTATTGTTTCTTGCTGTAACATCTGAGGCATTGTATAATTTTTTAAAGTTGTCACCGCCTTTATCTAAAGCGTTTGAAGTTGAACCCATCATACATTTACCAACTATTCTACTACCAAGTCTAAGGCAGGTTTTAGTTACTCTCCAGTTGTTAAGTATGTTATTTGGTCTCTCCCATTTACCAGACTCATCGTGAGCTAGTAACTTAAGTTTCTCTCCATCATAGGAGTTGTCACCTGTATTCTTCCAATCAATCGTAGTATCCAACCCATCGAGATCTTCCGGTCTGTCGTTAGTATCAAGCTTCCTTCTTGTAAGCTTTGAGGCTGGTACCCTATACGCAAGTTCTGTCTTTGGTCTATCCATACCGTCTTGTATGGGTTTGAAGAAGAACGGGTAGTTAACTGATATTGGTACGACTTTGTCGGTAAACATTTTCTTTGCATCAGGTCCTGACTTGGATAGTATACCATACCTTGAGTCAGTTGACATTGTAGCAAGGTTGACAATTTCTCCAGATGACATGAATGAAAAGCCACTCCGTCTATTCTTGAGGTAGCACATTCCAAAGCATCTTGTATCTGCCTTACAGGCTTCCCAGAATATGTAGAAAAGTCTATTTGATTCTCTAAAGTCTGGCTCGCCAACGTCAATTTTTGACCATTGCAAATACATGTAGTGAGAACCAGTAATATAAGTAGGATTACCGTTGTTAGTAAACCAAAACCCATTCTCGCGTCTTTCAAACTCTTTTTCAATATAATCATACCATTCTTCCTTGAACTCGTCGGGATATTCCTTCCAATCAAATATAGTTTTAATTCTACTTAATTCTTTTGGATAATCAGTTTTACCCCATTTTTTGTCTTTAAAGTTGTGAGTTTGAAACTCAGCTGGTAAAGCTATTTTAAGGTTTTGTATTTCGTATACTTCACCTATTTCACCAGTTTTACTTATGACAATTATATCGTGTTCTTCATCGTATCCATACTTCCAGGATTTATACCTATTACGCTTTTTAAGCGTAGATGGCTTTATATGGTTATGTAGTACTTTATATAAACTCTGTTCGTACATACTAACCTATTTTAGCTCTACCTTCAGCAAAGCCTTTAAAATTACTTTGCTTCTTGCTCTCTTGCTTTTTACTATCGTCTAGCATCGACTCTTCCTCCTGTATCCTATTTAATATCTCAAAAGCATCAAATATTGCTAGCTTCTTAGTTGCCGCTGCGTTCTTTAATCTGTCAGCAGTAATATCTTCTCCGCTATCAACGATAGCTTCTTTAGCAACTTTTATTAATTCCTCAACTGCTTTTTGCCCAGCTAGGATTATATTCTTCTTCGTTTCCTTTACGTTCATGCTTGGCTACAATGTTATTTAATTTCATACAATATAATAATTCTCCATCTATAATAAACTCAAATTCAGACGTTGGTCTAAAAGAAACTAAATCTTCTTTATTTACACCAAGTGAATCTAGTTGTTTGTTGCCGTATTTTAAAACTCCTAATAATGGTCTCTCTTTAGTTAAAACAAAGATGTCATAGTTTACTAAAGGTTTTACAAAACAATAGTCTAGATGTCCTCTATTGTCTCCATACATATATATCTGATCTGCAGAACAAGCATACAAATCTTCTTTGATAAAACTTCTACTGTTTTTTTCGTTACCTCTTATATCGTAGAATCTTCTGAATACATTGTGGTGAACAATAACCTTGTCACCGATTTTTATATCTGTATCTAGTAGTATAGGTAAAGCAACAACCTCCGCTACTTTACTTACGCTTTTAAATTCTTCTATTCTTGTGTTAGTTACAAGATCTACGTCACCAACCTTTACTGTGTTGTTATACCTACTATCAATAGGCTTAACAATAAAATCGTGTACACTTTTCATATGGTATCAAGAATAAACTTTACAACAAATACAACCAGAATACCAAAACAAAAGCCAACGAGAAAATGCTCATCAGACTCTTTCATTGTACTGTAGGTCGTATTCAACGGATATAGCCATGTTAGAATTAAACTTCTTCCACGGTAATACCTCGTTGTTCTTTTTTATGTAAATGTTATAAGAGTTATCTTTCTCTTCAAAGAGAATATTAGATATTTCATGACCACCATACACCTGCTGTGAAACAGCGTAATGCATCGCATCGCTTTTGTAGTCAGCTCCTATGCTGATCTTTCTTATAACACTTGACATTACTCAGTAACTTTTTCCTCGATTTCAGTAAAACTACCGTCTTCAAGGTTGATGTTAACACGGCCGTAATTTTTTTCTAATTCTTTTTTAGTAGACTCAACCTCTTTGTTGATCTCAAAAAAGATATTCATTACTTCGTGCTTTCTAATTTCTAAAGTCCCTAAGTCTTGCTTAACTTCAGCAATTTTAGTTTGTTGATCTCGAATTGATTTTAATTCTTCGTCAGTAATTCTCATTGTATTAAATTTGATTTGATTATATTATTACTTATTATTACCTATATTTTTCCATTTTTCTGCTCCTCTTGAACCAAAGTAAGCAATGTAAACTGTTGTAAGTAAAGTTTGTAGTAGATTAACCCATCCAGCGCTAACCGTAAAAGGTGTATTCTCAACACTGTCAACCCAAATAAGAGCTACAGCCATGACTGTTAAAAACACTAATGAAAGAGGTCTGGTGTTCTTACTAAGCCAAGAATCAGATTTCATATCTGAGTCCCAACGTTTTGTAACCTCTTGCATTTCAACCATATCCTGCTCTAGTAACTTAAGTGCAGTTTCCTTGTCTTTGACAGGTATAGATTTATCTTTAGATATTAATCTTTTAACTACACCTAAACCACCTAAGTCAGGTAGTATTCCACTTAGAATATCTAATAGTTGTGGCGCTTTGTTTTTTATAAACTCACCTACCTTAGTTTCGTTAAATTTTTTCTTAGACATTGTATTTACTATCTTTATACTTAGTACCAGACCTCATGTAAGCTTCAGCCTCCCAAGGTGAATTGCTTGGTGAAGCCATAGCTATCTTCTTGTCTTTCTTAGAATGAGCTTTTCCTTTCCAGTATATGTTTTTGTCATCATAGTCTAAGTCACCACGCATCATTTGATCAATGTGTACCTTCTCATGACTTATAACATCATTGTGGAACTTAGGGTCAAGCTCACTATTAACAAGGACAGTACCGTTCTTATTAGCTTGCCCTAAAATACCTTTGCCTAAGTTAGCTTGATAAACTGGTAAGTCTTCTTTGTATGGAGGATTACTTAGCTTAAAAGACATGCTATCTATTCATGTGCTTAGATACTTGACATCCTGATTTCATATTAACGCCAGAACCCATAGAGGTTCCTCTCATTGATATGCTACTCATTATGTCTGCCATCTTGTCACCACGACTTTCTCCAGAATTAGATTGCTTTGCTGCATCCATTGCTGTCTTAGGATTACCCTTTTTGTCTTTGCCTAAAAATTCTTTTACCATAGGCATTACCGTAGCAACAGTTGCGGCTACTGCTTTAGGGCCATCGTATTTCTTTACGTTATGCTGAGCGTTGTCAGCGTAGTTTTTTCTAGCTTTTTTAGTTAACTCAGGGTTACTAGCTTCTTTAATGTCGTACTTTTCTGCTTTGTTCATATTTGTTTATTTATTAGCAATTCCATTTTCTTCTAGCAGCCAAACCTCTTTCACTTTTCCAGCCCTTAGACCTAGCACAAAATGACTTACGTCTTTTAGCTGCCTTACTGCCTTTCTTTAACTTAGATGGAGGTGTTGTAACGGCTGTTTTTAAATTGCCACCTGTTTTCTTATTATATGCAGCTACACCTTTAGCTGTCATTCCTCCTCCAGCTTTACTACCAGTACCACCACCTTTTTTAACTTCTGCAAAGTTACCAGACTTCTTATTTCTTGGTGGCGAATATGATTTAGCTAGTAACGGACTTGATGGTTGTATGTAAGGCATTATATTATAGAGTATTTAGTTTTACCATTTTCTTTATAAGCTCTTAAGCATTGGCCTCTGTTTTCTTCTTCAGAAACATATGACACATGAATCCAATTAGGATTATCCTCATTACCGAACTCCCATATCATTTGATCAAAACTTAAGTTAGCTTTAATATAAGCATACATCTCAGCGTTTGTCTTGTGACCATAAGAATCGTCTAAGTCAAATGCTTCACCTTTACAGTGTTGGGAAGTAGAACTTCCACCAATCTTCTTATTCAATTCAGCGCTTCTAAAAAAGCTATTAATTCTAATAGGACCACATACGTGATCTCTAAGAGGCTCAAATATGTTTTTTGACAAAGTACACATAGCTAACCGTTCTGTGTCGTTAGGATCATTCTTAATGCCTAATCTTACGGCTGTTGAGCTTCTCGTACCCTCTTTGTAAGATATATGTTTGCTTATACTGTCCATATACACTAGTTCATGCCCTCACCGTATAAGCCTTTGGCTTTTTCAGTTATAGGTCCAGCTTTATACATTGGCATATTCTTAGCTAATAGTTGAATGCCTTTGCATCCACTACTAGATCCATATCCTCTTGGTTGATTATCCATATTTAACGGACCATCCCAAATAGCATTAGAACCTTGAGCTGTAGAATACGCTCTTTTTGTTTTAACCATGTTTTTACTTTTCATAATCTATTGTTTTACGCCTCTAGCTTCTTTGCCACCATACATCATAAGTGCAGCATTTCTAGTAGAAGGATTAAAGTTTAAGTCATTTGGATTAGTAGTCTCTATTGTACCAGTTGGATCTGCTGGGTTTCTAGCTATTGGAGCAGTTGGCCCTACAGCATTGTTAGTTTGTACCGGATCAGCAGCTTGCGCTATTGGCATACCAGTTAACGGATCCACAGCAGCTGTACCTAATTGATTTATTATGTTTTTCATCTTCTTCTCATGTTTAAGGCTCCTTTTTTCTGGCCAAGAATACTTGCCAAGGCATCGTTGTCAACTCTTCTTTTTGCTTCTTTAACTGAAGTTGTTGGTAAGTTTATCTTTCCAAAAATATGACTTGAATCTGGATTTTGTTGTGGACCACCTACACTACCAACAGCTGTTGAGCTTCTGCCAGCACCTGCTGAGTTTGCATCCTGCATAGCTTGGGTTTTAATTGATGGTGTCGGTTGATTAGATTGAGTTGTACTTACAGAACCTTTAGAACCTCCAGAACTTTTAGAACCTCCAGTTACTCTTGTTGATGGCTTAACTGGAACCTTTGTAAACCGTGTTGGTGCCGCTTGGTTTTTTATGTTTTTAGCACTGGTTTTTACAGCATCAGTCATTATGCTTCTTCCGTTTCCACTAGGCTTTTTACTTGCTGCAGGTTTTGCAGGCGTCGCAGGTGTTGCGGCTACACCAAGTTTACCTTCTAGCTTAGCTATTCTTTTGTCTTGTCTACCTGATTTGTTTTCTGCTCGACCTGACTTGCGTTTTTCCTTTAATTGAGACTTAAGATCTTTTATTTTAGCTCTCTTAGGATCAGCCGCTATCTTAGCCGCTCTTTTTTCTTTAAACTTATTAATACCTTCTTTTGCACCTGATAATATGTTTTTGGCAGTAGCTATGCCAAGATCAGTAAAAGAATTTCCATCTGGAAGGTTACCACCACGATTACGTGCTTTTTCAAAGCCATCTGGTTTTGATGTGTTAGCAGTTTCACCTTTCAAGCCCCTTACCGGCATTGCATCCATTGAGTTCTTAAGATCAGCTTGATAATTAGCAGTGCCATCAATTGATGTTTGGTTATTTCGTTTTGTGGGTGTTACTTTTGGTACTTTTGGTACTTCAATTTTTTCACCAAATTTTCTTTGTAGTTCATCTCCACCAAGACCTTTACCTCTGTTTGTGTCGGTTTCTTTTCCACCGAGCCCTGTACCAAGGAT